ACTTCTACCATTTCCTTATCTAATGTTATTTGCCCTGATTCACGTTTCCCAATCCAGAGAATGTGAGTACTTCATTAGATAGACGAGATAACTCATCAACGGGAAATGCACTGAAATCTTCAGTTGATAATTGATCTGCCCCATCAACGGAACAACCAATCACATACTGTAATAGTTGGATACTTGCATTTTCATCTTCTCCAACAGCTTTTGACTTTTCTTGAATCTCCATAACTTGAGATACAGAAAGTTTCTTAATTGTAACATCCTCACCCATAAATTTGGTTTTCTTAGACATTACTTTTCCAACGAGATGTTTCATTTTATATTTCCTTACTTTTTATTTACTATCATTAAATAACTGTTTGTTATTTTCTTGGAAGTCATCTAGTACTTTACGTACTGTATGAAGAACAGATAATGTCTCCATAATCTCCCTACCTACTTCACTATTCTTATCGAAATCTTGGAATCTTTCAAATGATTTACGAATACTAATATCAACACTACGTCTCATATGACGGAATGTAGTCTTCATAACAAATGATTTACTGAATGGTGGTTTATCATTTTCTACCATAATTTAATTACCCTTAGTATATACTATAAATACAACCAAGGGGAGCCTCAGATCTCTCTTTAGCGTCCCCTGGTAAATGGACTAGAAACTAGCCCAAATTGTCATTAGACGAGACCAACAGTCGCAGGACCGAAGAAACCGCCTTGTGAAGACAAGGTTAATGTAGCTTGGTTAGCATCTGTTAACTGTGGGCTAACTAATAGAGCTTCGATTTTACCAACGAAGTAGAAGTTAGAGTTGTCAACAGAACCTAGACCACTAGAACCTGCAGTGGTGTTTAGACCAGCTGGTTTAGCATTTAGCATAGAGAACTGGAAAGCATAAATCTTACCATTACCAACTAATGCGCCTAAGGCTGAGCTAGGTGCCCAGTCAGCAGGAATATAGTTTAATGTAAGTTCTAAGTTAGGTGAATCAGACTGGCCTTGAATTTGGCTAGAAGTCTTTTGACCATAAACAGGTACGTTAACGATGTTAGCGGGTGTACCAATTTGTGGGAATTCACGGACGTTCTTAATTTCAGTGAAAGAGTTAGAAGTAGCAAACTTAGCTACTAGTTCTGCTAATGTATCTACAGTTGTGAGATCAGTAATCTCAGTTGTATTTACGGCCATAGCTGAGAAAATACCAGCTCCGATTGATGTAATGTGTGCCATGTGTTTTAATCTCCATAAGCTTTAAAATTTATTGAATAATCACCACGATAAAGAGATTTATCTGCGGGATCAAGGCCAAGCTTCATCACTGTGCTTGCGCCAAATTGGGTTCCATTTGTCAAAGTCTTACCTTGAAACAAAGAATCTATAGTATCAGCAATAGTGAACAATTCTGTATCACCATCACCTGCCTTGACAAAGATCGATAGTATTAACATACCTGAGAATTTTTTCTTAAACCCATGAGCATTAACAGTGCCTACTCCTGGTAGAATACTAACTCTAATAAAAGAAGTAGTAGTGTCTATTGTTCCACTATAGTTGGCAGGATACGCTTTGTATCCAGTTGCTGTCCATGCGCTTGAAGCGAATAACCCATATATGTCTGACTTTAATTTACTATACATACTCATATTATACTCCTGCTAATGAGAGTACAACAACGAAAGCATCTTTTGAAATAACATTACAACCATATTTAATACCATCAATAGTTACCCGAGAATAACTATCGAAATTAATTGTAAGATTATTTTTAATTGTGAGCGATGTTGTAGTAACAGGAATACCAGACTCGAAAGATTTACTAGTACCTAGAAAACCTTGAGCAGTGTATGTCTGATCCGTTTTTACAATCGAACCAGTGGTAAAATTAAATCCACTGACGATCTTATTGTCAAAAGTAGCTGTTACCGAAAGATCCTTTAATTTCTCAAAGGCAGTATCTACGGATTGTTGCACTTTTGATTTTAGCGACATTTAATTCGCCCTCCACCATTGAGTAGAACCTTGATTAACAAGTAGTGGTTTAAGATATTTCCTTACTAAGCTAGGCACTTGTGGTGTCCTTGTAGTGTCGTTATTATTATCTTTTAAGGTAATAGTACCGATAGAAATTTCTTCGAAATTCTGAGATTTATTATCTAACAAATTTTCATTTGATAGTAGATGATGAGCCATTTCAAGAACAGCCATTTTTAATCTCTTTGGAATTTCTGATTCACTAAACGTAATTTGTCGTCCTAATCTAGGATCAAAAGTTGATGCCTCTTTACGAGGCCATGCAAGACTCTGTGTGGAACTGACAGAAACACCAATAAATTGATTTTCATCAAGTATAAGAGTTGCAGTCACTAATGCTGACTCTTGGTCGTCATCTTGTGCATTTAACCATCCACCCGCATCAATGCGAGTATCAAAGTATGCATCAGCTTCGACCATAGTTACATATGTGTTTGTACCTAGGACTAGTGCCATCAGTTCCTCCTAATGGATTAAGCGTGAAGAATAGGTAGAATACCTAAATTCAATGCATTCATCTTACGTGCCCATGAACCAGCGGTTCCAAAGTTAGCGTTAGTAGCGAAAGCGTTAGTAGCGCCAGCCCAATCGTAACCCATTGGATGAACAACGAAGCCATAACGATACCAGATAGCAGTAGAACCACCGCCAGTGTAAGAGGCCGCATTGCGGTCAACTTCAACAGGTGTAGGAACAGCAATGTTAGTAAAGCTGATAGCGCCTGGTTTGCAAATGAATGTAGTCTTTGTAGAACGATCATTTACGTTAGCAGAGGCAGATAAGTCGCCTTGAGCAACACGGCTTAGTAATAGGCGGAATTTACCACCGAATACTGTTTGGAATGTTAAGTTACCATCAGTAACTGTAGTTACGTCTACTAAGTTAGCAGCACGCAATTCAGCTAATACTTCTGGTGAAGTAACCATGTACATGAAGTCTGGCTCATAGTCTTTAAATGCCATGCCAAGAGCTTGGAATAGACGTTGACCACGAGCAGCACCAATAGCTGTAGCATCAAACAATTTACGCTGATCAGAGGCGGATGTTGCGGCAGCAGCACCGAATACACCAGCAGCATTGATGTCAACGAAGTTACCAGTAGTGACACCGTCACCATCGGTATCATAAGCTACTAAACCAGCACCACGAGATACTTCGTATGCAGCTACACCTTTGAGGGTAGCAACGATAGCATCAGATTCGTCTTGGCTACGAACTTCAGAGAAGTCACGAGCAATTTTAGACAAACCGTCTTGTTGAGATACAACTTGTTGAAGGTTGATTTGTTCTGAGCCAAATGTACGGACTGTTTTAATGTAGTCAGCAATTTCGGTAGATACATCAGTGTAAGTACCAGCGCCAGAAGAAGAGAGGCTAGCAACGTTAATGTTAGCAGCCAAGGGTTTGTACCAGCGCATTTGACCAAT